CTAACGTAAAAACATTTGTAAATCGTAGAAAAATGAGTTATGGAGGTCTAGTATGATGAACTCAAGAGGAATGGGAAGAGCCTATTTAGCTAAAGGTGGTAGAACACCTGCTTGGCAACGTAAAGAAGGAAAAGATCCATCTGGAGGTTTGAATCGAAAAGGAGTAATGTCCTATAGAAGAGAAAACCCAGGTTCAAAATTACAAACAGCTGTAACAACTAAACCATCTAAATTAAAGAAAGGTTCTAAGGCTGCCAATCGTAGAAAAAGTTTCTGCGCAAGAATGACCGGAATGAAAAAAAGATTAACTTCCGCTAAAACTGCACGTGATCCCAATTCTAGGATTAATAAAAGTCTTAGAAAATGGAATTGCTAATGGCAGAACAACTCACATTTGAAAACTTCATAGTTAAATTAAGAAAAACAATAAGAAATTCTTATCAGCAAGTTGGTGATACAATGGTTGCTGGTGGAGTAAAGAACATGGAAAGTTATAATTTCATGTTGGGTCAAGCACATGCTTACCAAATAATAGATCAGGAAATATCCAACCTGCTAAATCCAAAGGAGGATAAAAATGGAAAACAACAAGACAATACTAACGTCATCAAATTCGGAAAAGACGGAAACTCCGAAGATTAAATTAGCGTTAGAAGAAAAATATAAAGAATTAGATTCTGAAAAAGATCAAGCGTATGAGCGTTTGAAAAATAAAGAGTCTACTAAACTACCTATACCAACTGGCTGGAGAATGATTGTTTTACCATTTAAAATGGCAGAAAAGACAAAAGGCGGATTGTATTTAGGTCAAGAAACTTTAGAACGACAACAAGTCGCTTCTACTTGTGGACTTGTGTTAGCACAAGGACCACACTGTTACGACAAAGACAAGTTTCCTGAAGGTCCATGGTGCAAGGTCGGTGATTGGGTTATCTTTGCACGTTACTCAGGATCTAGGATCAACATTGATGGTGGTGAGGTTCGAATATTGAACGACGATGAAGTACTTGCAACCATTCAAAACCCAGAAGACATACTTCACAAATACTAACATAGGAGATAACTATGCCAAACATAGAAGAAAAAATGGTTGACATTGATACATCAGGTCCAGGTGCCGAGGTTGAATTACCAGAAGAAAAAACACCAGAAACTGAAATAGAGGTATCTAATGAAAAAACTGAAAACAATACTGAGTCCAATGACTCAGCTAAGGAATCTAGTGAGCAGTCTACTGTTCAAGCTAGTGAAGAAGGAACCAAGGACCAAGAAACAGAAAAGAAAGTTGACGAAGAAAAAAAGAAGGAATTAGAAGATTACTCTGAAGGAGTAAAAAGAAGGATAGCTAAGTTGACCAAGAAAATGCGTGAAGCAGAACGTAGAGAAGCGGCTGCATTAGAATACGCAAAGAAAGTTCAAACTGAGCAAGAACTTCTTAAATCCAAATATTCTAGATTAGATACAGGTTATGTATCTGAAATGGAAAGTAGGATTAAATCTAGCCTAGAAGCGGCTGCTGCAAAGTTAGCTAAAGCTAGGGAAGATGGAGATTTGAAAGCTGAAATAGCAATTCAAACTGAGATATCAAAACTTGGTTATGAAGAAGCAAGATTGGCTGAAATCAAATCTAGATCTGTTGAAGAAGAACCAAAGGTTAAAAAAGCACCTGAAATTCAATCTCAACAACAAGAACCAATCAATCCAGACCCTAAAGCTCAAGATTGGGCTCAAAAGAACACTTGGTTTGGTCAAGATGAGGCAATGACATATACCGCATTTAGTCTACATAAAAAGCTTGTAGAAGAAGAAGGTTATGATCCACAATCGGATGAGTATTATTCTGAAATAGATAAAAGAATAAGACTTGAATTTCCTCAAAAATTTGGTAGTGTATCGAAACAAACGACTAATAAGCCTACGCAAGTAGTTGCTTCAGCTTCTAGAAATAGTAAGCCTGGTCGCAAAACTGTTAGACTCACACCCTCTCAGGTAGCAATAGCTAAAAAATTAGGTGTGCCACTTGAAGAATATGCGAAACATATAAACACGAAGGAGTAAATGCATATGGAAAATAAAAATGAAAATAGAGCTTCTCGTGCGAGTCAGACTAGAGAAAAAGAAGCTCGAAAAAAAGTCTGGACTCCACCGTCATCTTTAGATGCACCACCTGCGCCAACAGGTTTTCGTCACAGATGGGTAAGAATTGAATCAATGGGCTTTCAGGACACAAAGAACGTCGCTGGAAGGCTAAGATCAGGTTATGAACTAGTCAGAGCTGATCAATATCCAGATTCAGATTATCCAGTGATTGAAGATGGTAAATACGCAGGAGTGATCGGAGTTGGTGGCCTTGTGCTGACAAGGGTACCGGAAGAGATCGCAGAATCTAGAGCACAATATTACGCAGAGCGTGGTATTGAGCAAGATAAAGCAGTTGACAACGATCTAATGAAGGAACAGCACCCAAGTATGCCTATCAATGTTGATAGACAGACTCGTGTAACTTTTGGTGGTACGAAGAAAAGTTAATTTTTTAACTATTCCTATCCAACTAAAGTAACTTAAACTAAAAAAAATGGAGTAAAAATATGGCAAACAAAGACGCTGCATTCGGTCTAAGACCGATTGGCAAAGTTGGTCAGAATAGAGATGCTCAAGGTTTAAGTGAATATAAAATTGCGGCTAACGACTCAAGCACAATTTACTTTCAAGATCTAGTTAAAGTACAAGCGACTGGATATGTGGATGTAGCTGCTGCAGGAGCTGTTGGTTTAGCAGGTTCACTTAACGGAGTGTTCTATACAGATCCAACAACTAAAAAGCCTACATGGGCTAACCACTACTCACAAGTTAACGCTAGTGACACGGTTGCTTTTGTAAGCGACGATCCTTATGAGAGGTTCGAAATCCAATGCAATTCTACAGCAAGTCAAGCTGATGTTTTCTTAAATGCCGACATCACTTACGCAGCTGGAGATAGCGCTAACTATGTATCAAAAGTAGAACTTTCAAAAGCTTCTTTAGATACTGACTCTGCTCAATTAAGAATCATTGGCATTAGTAAAGACCCTGAAAACAATGACACTGCAAGTGCCAATGTTAACTTGGTAGTTACTATCAATGAACATTACTTGAAGAGTGCAACAGGCATATAATAGGAGAATAAATTATGGCTATATCACGATCACAACTAGTTAAAGAACTAGAGCCAGGATTGAATGCACTATTCGGCCTGGAATACAAACAATACGAAAACCAACACGAGCAAATCTACGTGAAGGAAACTTCAGACAGAGCTTTCGAAGAGGAAGTTATGTTATCTGGTTTTGCTCAAGCACAAGTTAAAGCTGAGGGTTCTGGTGTGACTTTTGACAATGCTCAAGAGACTTTCACTGCTAGATACACTCACGAAACTATTGCTTTAGCTTTCTCAATCACTGAAGAAGCGATTGAAGACAACCTATATGATAGATTAGCTTCGAGATATACAAAAGCGTTGGCAAGAAGTATGGCACAAACAAAACAAGTTAAAGCTGTTAATCCTTTAATTCAAGGATTACCAACTACTGACAACTTTGATTCAGGCGACGGTGTTTCTTTATTTAACACTGCTCACCCAACAGTTGCTGGTAGCTTCAAAAACACTTTAACTACTCAAGCAGACTTAAACGAAACTTCTCTTGAACAATGTTTAATCGACATTGCTGCAATGACAGACGAGAGAGGTCTTAAGATCGCTGCAAAAGGATTGAAACTTATTGTTCCTAGTGAACTTCAATTCACTGCAGAGAGATTAATGAAATCTGCTCAAAGAGTTGGAACTGCTGATAATGATATCAATGCAATCAGATCTATGGGAATGTTACCTCAAGGTTATGTGGTTAACAATTTCTTAACTGATACTGATGCGTTCTACATCATTACAGATGTGCCAAATGGAATGAAGTACTTCGAAAGATCACCTATATCTACTAAGATGGAAGGTGACTTCGATACTGGAAACATGAGATACAAAGCTAGAGAAAGATACTCTTTTGGAGTTTCTGACCCTAGAGGTATCTTCGGTGTTGAAGGTGCTTAATTCTTAAGCATTTTATTTAAAAGGGCGATCCTTGTGGTCGCCCTTTTTTTATGGTAGAAAGAAATAATCATGAAAACTTTCCGTATTAAAATTAGAGCCTATGGATACTTCTGCGACTTCACTTTAGAATGTGAAGACTCTAGTGAAGCACTAGAAAATGCAATAGTTGACAAACTAGGACAAAATGATATAGTATGGGAAGAATCCAAATTTTATAGTTTAAGTAAAGTTTGGTTGACCTATGAGGAGGTTAATGATGCAAACACACGTTCAATCCCTTTACAAACAGAAGAGGGGCTTAGAACTACAGTGGGAGCAGCACTATAACGACGAGGGTAGATATACTCTCGATATGGTTAGGATT